GGAATTAAAAAATATTAATTTATTAGTAACTGGTGGATGCGGATTTATAGGGTCCCATTTTTGTAATTATATATATAAAAAAGTAAATAAATTAATTATTTTAGATAAACTTACATATGTAGCTAATAAAGAAAGTATTAATTATATTTTAAATAATTTTAATGTAATTTTAATTGAAGATGATATTTTAAATCATAATTTTAATGAAACATATGATAAATATAATATAAATTATATTATACATTTAGCGGCTGAAACACATGTTGATAATTCATATATTTTTTTTAAAAAACATATTGATAATAATATAATAGCAACACAAATATTAATAGAATCTATATTAAATTATAATAAAAAAATTAAATTAATACATTTTTCAACAGATGAAATTTATGGCGAATCTAATAATGATACTATTATATTTAAAGAAGATTCTAATTTTAATCCAACTAATCCATATGCAGCAACTAAAGCTAGTGCTGAATTAATTATCAATACATATAAGTATTCTTATAATTTACCAATAATAATAACGAGATGCAATAATGTATATGGAATAAATCAACATAAAGAAAAAGTAATTCCTAAATTTATATCTAATATAATAGATAATAAACCGATTGAAATACATGGTACACAAAATAAAAAAAGAGATTTTATATACATTGATGATGTTATAAGTGCATTAGAAATTATAATAATAAATGGAGTAGATAGTGAAATATATAATATTGGTATTAATAATCCAATATATATATACGATTTGGCAAATATAATATGTAATAAAATGAATAAAAAAAATCATAAAATTTTAAGAGTAAAAGATAGACCTTTTAATGATTATAGATATAATATAGATAATAGTAAATTAATGAATATAGGTTGGAAACCTATTTTTATTAATAAAAATGATTTTGAAAAAAATTTAGAAAAGATTATAGATAATATAAAAAATAATTAATTATATTCTATTAATTTAATTATTTTACCTTTAAAATACCAATTAAAATATGTTATATTAAATAATTTATTAAATTGATTTGTTGAATAATTATTATTACATTTTAAATAATGATTATTATTATATAATAAATATTGTAATTGATATATTTGATTTTTTAAAACAATAATTTTTAATTCCCAATTTAACTTATTTAATATTTCATATTCATTTTTTGAAATATCAATTGCATTTATATTATTAAAATAAAATGTTGATGGTACATGAGAAATATCCATTATATAAGTTATATTATATAATAATATCAAATATCATTTTTTTTAAAATTTATTTAAGAATTACATTTAATTAATGTTTAGAAAAAGAAAAATGAGTGGAAATAAAATTGGGATGATTAATACAACAGAATTTGATAGTGTTGTTAAAAAACTAAGAGAATTCTTTCAGAAAAAAGGATTTGAAGAAGTACATACGCAAAGTAGATTAAGTATATTAGCTGCATGCGAAGATCCCAAAACTATATCCACTTATAGTTATTCAGGTCAAGTTTGGCCTTTACCACAAACCGGACAAATGTGGTTAGAATATGAATTACTAAGTAAACCTGAAGCAAATGGATTTTTCTGTGTAAGTACTAGTTATAGAAATGAACCAAATCCTGTTCCAGGTAGACACGATAAAATATTTCCAATGTTTGAATTCGAAATGAAGGGTGGTATGGATGAAATGAAAAAAATGGAAGAAGAATTGTTAGATCATTTAGGTTTTAATAAGTTTTATCCTTCGGGAACTTATCCAGAAGGAGATTATATTGATATTGCTGAAAAATATGAAACAAAAGAACTAGAACATGAACATGAAGAAAAACTTAGACAAGATCATGGACCAGTTTTTTTCTTAAAGCATTTCCCTAATTTTAGTTCACCATTTTGGAATATGAAACAAGCTGATGATAGTACTGTAGAAGGAGGTCATGCTAAAAAAATTGATGTAATTATCAATGGAATTGAAACAATTGGTAGTGCTCAACGATCTACAGATCCAGAAGAAATGAGAAAACAATTCTATAATATAAGTGATGGCGCATATGCGAATATTTTATTTAGTAATTTTACAAAAGAAAGAGTTGAAAGAGAACTTAATGAATTTTTAAGTTTTAATTTCTTTGAACGTTCGGGTGGCGGAATTGGTATAACTAGATTAATTAAAGTAATGAAAGAATCAGAATTGCTTTAATTATTAATAATTTATTTTTATAAATAGAATTAAAATAAAAAAATTGATTTTATATTAAATTATTAATTTTAATAATGTTTGAAACATTTTACAGCGAATATTGTAAAAATTATTATAATTTGGAAGCATATATAATTTATATTAAAAGTTTTGATATGGTATCTATTATTAATAATAATATGTATCCTGAATGTAATATATCATTCTAAAGTATTTATATTACATCATACAGTATGATTTCCAGAAATATTTAAGTTGTATTTTTTCCATTCGGGTATAATTAAATCACCATCTATTATAATATCTAAGTTATTATTATCCATATATATTAAATCACTTAATTTATTAAGATCATTATAATTATTAAAAGTTTCTTCAGATTTAACAGTAATTATCGTACCCGTTACACTTAAATCTACTTTTATATCAATATCTTTATCTAAATAATAATTTTTCATATATATTTATTCTATTTTATAATTATATTTAAAAATAAATTTTATTATAGTTAATAATATGAATGTTTTTATAATTGGTCACAATGGTTGGATTGGTAAAAAATTTTGTAATATTTTAGATAATAATAATATTAATTATAAATATTCAAATTTGCGCGCTGAAGATGATAATATATTAAAAGAAATATTAAATTATAATACAACCCATATATATTGTTGTTGTGGTAGAACACATGGTTATATTAATGATATAAAATATAATACTATAGATTATTTAGAAGATCCTTCTACATTAAAAGAAAATATTAATGATAATTTATATGTTCCATTGTCATTAGCTTTATTTTCTGATAAAAATAATATTCATTTCACTTATATTGGAACAGGTTGTATATTTGATGATTCTATTACTAAATTTAATGAAAATGATAAACCCAATTTTTTTGGTTCAAATTATAGTATTGTTAAGGGATTTACTGATATGTTGATAAAACAAACCAATGCCTTAATATTAAGAATTAGGATGCCAATTTCTAGTGATAATAATGAAAGAAATTTTATTACAAAAATAACAAAGTATAACAAAATATGTAGTATCTCTAATTCAATGACAGTATTAGATGATATGCTACCATTATGTTTGAAAATGATGATTAATAAAGAAAAAGGTTGTTATAATTTTACAAATCCTGGTGTAATATCACATAACGAAATTTTAGAATTATATACAGATATTGTTGACAATAAATTTAAATGGAAAAATTTTTCTATTTACGAGCAAAATAAAATATTAAAATCTAAAAGAAGCAATAATCATTTAGATACAAGTAAATTAGAAAGTAAATATGAAGTTAAACATATTAGAATGGCATTATATTATTCATTAGAAAAAATGCGTAAAAATAATCAAGAATTATTAATGATAAATTAACAACTATTTCAAATAAATTAGATAATATTTAGTCATCCCACCATAAACCCACAACAGTTCCTTTAGTTCCTGTTGGTACCCAATGTATCCAAAATTTAACACTACCTCCATCTCTTGTTTGTGGAAAGTCCCATCCGTGACCTGGACTAGGATGTTGGCCCAATCTTTTAAAAGTATTACCTTTTTTTAAAAATATTGCAGGTTTCGCCCATTGATGATTTGGATCATTTTTATCTCCCCAATTATTCCATGTACAATATAATAAAGCATTATTAGCCCATGTATGAACCCATACGTCTCTACTGCCACCGCTTTGAGGTGCTGTTACATCTTGTATTTTAATAAAAGGTAAATAACCCCAAAAATGATTTCTATGTTCTTTTCTTTTATCTCTTGGAATACTTTTAATATCTAATGGTCCTGCTGGCCCTTGTGGACCTTGTGGCCCCTGCTGACCTCTTTCGCCATCTTTTGGTGGTGCTACTTGTGGTGCAGGTGCGCCTTTCATACCTGGAATTCCAGGTAATCCTGTTTGTGCTACTGGACCAGCAGTACCAGGAGGCCCAGAGGGTCCCTGTGGACCTTTTTCTCCGATAGCACCTTGTGGACCTCTTTCACCTTGTTTTCCTGAATCACCTTTACCAACACATAAACTACTATTACCTTGTAAACCTCTTGCACCTTTTTGACCGGTCTTACCAATATCACCTTTATCACCATCTTTGCCACGTGGAATGGGAATTATAATTTCTTGTATACCATCCTTTGCTTGTTGTTCTATAGAAGGATAGTTTTCTTCCGGAAATTTACCTAATATTTCTCTACTTTCTTTATCAATAAATTTGATTGGTGGAATAGGTAAAGCATTCTTACCTTTTTTTCCAATTTTTCCTTGTCCTCCCTTATCGCCTTTATCACCTTTGGCACCGGTATCACCTTTATCCCCTTTATCGCCTTTATCACCTTCGTTTATGTTTTCTTCATTTGAATTAATATCTAATTTTTTTCTAGCATTTTTATTATTTTCATCTTTTACACTAATAATATCTTGAAATTCTTCAGTTTGATTTTCATTATTTATAATAAATATTAATAATAAACAAATAAATATCAATAATATTAAAAATGCATATATTTTTAAATTATAACTATTAATTGAAATAAGCATTATAATTTATTACCTCTATTATTATTTTTTATTTTTGTTCACATATTAAAAAAGCAAAGGGTGTATTTAACATATAATATGGATAATTATTAATATTAATTAAATCTATATTTTGATTAATATCTATTATTTTTGTAATATTCAAATCTATATTATCATAATAAAAAACCTTTCTTGTATTATTTTTGAATTCAATTATAATATTATCTTCTGATTTATAATTTAATGAATTATAATATATTGCATCTATAAAATTATTAAACATTATTAGATCATGAATATTTATTTTATGTATTATATTTCTATTTGATATTTTATGATTATCTATTTTTAATTTATATTTATGATTTAATTGATTTAGATATTCATCAGTATATTTTTTACCAGTATTAATATTATTAGATATATATGTTATATTTTTAGATGTTGAATTTTTATTTAATGTATTTAAATAATTTGCTGTATCATGATATTTTTGTAATTTTAAATTAGGTTTATTATATGAATTATTATATGTTTTAAGTGCTAAAATATTTATATTTAATCTTAAATTTTTATTATTAAAAATATATGGTTTAATAAAAGATTTGGCACATTTAAAATTATTAAAATTTAAAACTAATAAAATTATTTTTATATATTTAAACATATTTTTAATTATAATATAATTTTATATTTATATATAAAAAAAATAAAATTAATTAGAATAGGCAAGACCACCCATACCAGATAATATACGTAATACGTTATAATTTACAGCATAAACACTTATTAAACCAGTTACACCACTTGCTACTTGTAAATGAGCACTATCAATACGAGACATATTAAGAGTACCAGATGGTTGATGTTCTTCTGGTTTCAATGCAAATGAATATACATTTATACCTAATTTGTAATGATCTGGCGTATTTTCATGATGTTGATATGGTTGTATGATTGAGAAATATGCGCCATCTCTTTCAGCAAAGCGATCATTTCCATTAAGTTGTAATTTTGCTCTTCTAACAGGATTGCTTGGTAAACTAAGGAGTACATCTTTGTTACTACCATCACCTTGTGTATCACTAACGCCATCTGATGTAATATGATTATATTGATTAAATGCATCGCTTGAGAAATTATTCCAATATGGTTTACTTTCTTTAGTAGCAATTTCACCAATGCCGAGAGTTGGAGTAGGGGCACCAGTTTGAGAGTCTGGTTTAATAGTCCATATTAATTCTTTAACGGGATGATTGAAATTCATTCTTACACTCTTAAGTGCATCACCTAATGATTGAGTAATTTTGTCAGCACCAGTAAATTGTAACTGTTCTATTAAATATTCATGAGATAATTGTGCAAATCTTCTACGTTCATCGGTATCTAAAAAGATATAATCGACCCATAATTGAGAAGTTTCCATTGATAATGTTCCACCTTTATTTGTATTATTATCTTCATCTTCTTTAGTAGTACCATCATAGCTGAAGTTACCATCAGTTTGATCAACTAATTCATTCGCATTAGCATATTCAATATTAATTTTAACTTCATGATATTGTAAAGCAATTAATGGTAAAGCCAAACCTACATTGCGACAGAACCAAAATTCTAAAGGTATATATACTTCTACCTCGTTACCACCATCAAGTAAAACAGATGCATTTCTTTGATTGCCACCAACCATAACATCATAACCAGTTTTTTTACCAACAGGCATACTTAATTCATTCCAAATATATAACCATTCAGAATAATGTTTATCAATACGTTGTCCGCCAATTTCTAATTCAATATTTTTAAGTAATCTTAAACCATAATATGGTACAAGTGCTAATTTAGTTCCAGCACTGGCTGTATTTTTTAAAGTAGCTCTGAAATATATTCTATTGATTAAATCACCATTGCGTGTTATCAATACGCTAACACGAGATCCTATACTTGGATTTCCGTTAAAACTTTGTTCGATTGCTTCCATCGCAAAATTAGTGTGACGGCGATAAACTACTTTAAAAAAAGTAATTTGTGGATTACCTGTTAAATATACATCTTGTGCACCATATGCTACGAGTTGAAGAAGACCACCACCCATTTGTTTTTAATTCACTTTTATACTATAATAGGAGAAAAAAAAATATAATAATTAAACTTAATTACTATAAGCAATACCGCCCATACCCGATAATATACGTAATACGTTGTAATTTACAGCATATATAGAAACTGACTTACCTGATCCCCCCGCACCAGAAACATAATCTAATGATAATGTTGCTGAATCAATACGAGACATATTAAGAGTTCCGGATGGTTGATGTTCTTCGGGTTTTAATGCAAAAGAATAAACATTAATACCAACATTATTTGGTACATTTTCGTGATGTTGGAATGGTTGTACTAAATTAAAATATTTACCATCACGAGAAGCAAAGCGATCATTGCCGTTTAATGTCAATTTGCCTTCTTTAACAGCATTGGTTAAACCTGAATTTGGACCTATTAATGCGCTAAGAGCATCATAATTAGCAGCACTAGCTTGTGTAACAGCAGTTGCGCTGCTAGTAAAGTTAAACCAATTGTCATTATTTGGAGTATCAGTTTGTACAGTCCATACCAATTCTTTAACAGGATGATTGAAATTTAATTTAATTTTATTACCAGCAACTTCTTTGCCGGTAAATTGTAATTGTTCGATTAAATATTCATGAGAAGATTGAGCGAATTTTCTACGTTCATCAGTATCTAAATAAACATAATCAACCCATAATGATGCATTTAATGTAGCACTAGTAGTTGCAGTTTCACCTTGTTGAATACATTCTGACTCGGGAGCAAATTGAATATTAATTTTAACTTCATGATATTGTAAACCAATTAAAGGTAATGCTAAACCAACATTGCGGCAGAACCAAAATTCAAGAGGAACATACATAGTACCTACTGCAGCAGAAGTGCCACCCGGTCCACCAACCATATTGTAATAAGCTTGTTTTTTGCCAACAGGCATACTTA